ACCGGGGACAGTACCTTTTGCCGGGGGGGTATGCGTGAAAAATCAATCATTTAGCTGTTTTCATTGCGTAATTTAGAGACTCAATAAATATTTTTCTAAAGTTCTTTGCAAAGCTGTCCCGCGAGATTTTGTAGAGCGGCATCCGCTTTTCATATCGGACGCTGTGAGAGAAACCATGCAACAATCTGATTGCGCGTTTCTTTTTTCCGTACCGTTCCCAGATCCCATCGATACCCTTGATCTCGCCAGCAAATTGATTGGGGTTCTTTATCAGGCCGCTCCTTCTACCCGGCACATTGCCGAACTTGTTGAGTTTCACATTCCTTGTCGGAACTGCAATTTTTGAACGATTTGCCCTTCTTGATCCGCCATGCACCTGATACTTGAGATAGGTTGACTGCGCCTCGCCGGGGATGATCCGAGCGACTAGATTCTTCTTCGTTGCCCTGATTCCCTTGAACCTTCCCGATTGTGTCTTGAATGCCAGTTCTGTGAATCGGGTTGGCTTATCAAGGTTTGTCCTAATTCCTTGGGTGATGTCATTGACCACAACATCGGCAGCTTTGTTCAATGCCAACGATGTGGCAAATGGGATCTGATCCTTCGCCACTCGATCCAATCCTTTCAGGACGGCTTTGATGTTCGTCTCTGCGCTAAATTCCATTCGGTATCCCCTCCCTGACGATCATGCAAAACGCCTCTGGCGTGATCTCAGCCGTCCATTCCCAGCCGTCCGCCATAGTCATGCTGCGGTTGATGGCGTACAGCGGGACGATCACCCGCCACGGTTTCCGGTCGAGCCTGTACCACAGGGCCGGGATCGAGCCAACGCGGTCGGCCTGATCCTTAGCCTGCTTCCACCACTGATGGATCAGCGGGGTCTTGCACCGCTTCACCTCGATGGCCCAGCCCGGCAGCCCGGTGATGTCGTGACCACCAGACCGCCATTGGTCGAGGTTGCGTTGTGTATCGATGCCCAACTCATCCCGCAGGATGTGGACAACCTCGCGCTCGGCGGAGGCTCCCTTGGCTCTGCTGTTTATGCTCATGTAAACCTATCTTACACCTGCGGTCGTGACTTGCCCATCATGCGGCGGGCAGGAACAGAATGGTGGGATGCAGCCGCAGTTGCACTTCCCCGCCCCCTGCCGGCCCTGACTGAAATTCAGCGGATGGCCGGCCACTAGGCGGCCCTGCTCGTAAATGTTCAGCACCTTCACATCACCGAACACAGATCGCATCTGATCTACTTTTTCAGCAAGATCAGGCCACCTGTCTCGATTGTTTATCTTCAACTTATCCACAGGACTGTGTCCAACTGTGTCCAACTGTGTCCAAAACTGTGTCCACGAAATTGGACACGGTCACGCAGTCTGTGTGAGGGAGGGGGACACTAGTCCCCTCCCACACGACTGTGTCCAAGCTTTTTTCCTTAAGGGACACAGTCGATTTGGACACAGTCAAAATACGCTCCCCGGAACCTCCAAAAGAGGGTGTCCAGAAACCCTTTTTTCGCTCTCAATGAGCCGACTGTGTCCAACTGCGTCCAAAATTGCCTCTCGCACTTCCTTCGCGTTTCCACCGATCCCTTGCTCAATATTTCGCTTGGAAATCGGGCCATGTTCGGCCACGAAATCCACCACCTGATCGACCAACGAAACCCGCTTCTCAGCCGCCTCTTCACGCTTGGCGCGCTCCCGCTCCGCGATCCTCGCCGCCGGGTTTGATGCCTTCGGCATAGCGACCCGATAGTGAAGATCCTGCATCTCGCCCCACGGAGCCATGACAGTTTCCGACCCGATCTGGGTCTCAAACTGGATCTCGCGAAACTGCGCCTCGAATCGAATCTTGTCAGTGGACAGGTATCGATGGTGATCCCTAGGGTCATCCGACTCCTTGAAGATGAACGCCGTGGCGTTTGAATCACCCTCGAAGGCCGACGCACCGCGCGCCGAGAGTTGGGTCACATCTGCCCGCTTGAGCGTTTTCGGCGTATGTGCGACAACCCAGACCGCTCCGCGCTTCAAGTTCTCCTTGATCGCCGCCACAGCCTTCCCGACCTCAGCATTGTCGTTTTCGCTGCTCAGATCGATGTTCGAGTTGGCTGTGTCCAGCACGATCAGCGGGCCGATCAGGTAGCCGCTCTCATGCTCGACGGTGTGTTCCTCAACCAGCGAGCGGATGAGATCGGCCAAGATTCGTGGGGTCACGCGCTTGGATTGCCGCAGGATGAACCATTCTCGGAACTCGCTGACAGGCTTTGCCGACATGATCTTAGTCCTGAGGCCATACAGCGTCGCCATTGCCTGCTCTGGAGCCTCTGTGATGAAGATCACCTTCCTGCGCAGGCGAATGGTCAGGTCGGTGTCGATCAGCCCTGAGATCGCCGCACAGAGCGGAACAAGCACGCTGGTCTTACCCACGCCCGGCGCACCGGCAATCGTGGTCAGCCCGCAGGACAGAAACCCATCCACGACAAACTCGATGGGTTTGAGCGTGTCGAGATCCAGCTTGCAGGCAAACGGATCAGCGCGCTCTGGATAGTTTTCGAGATCCTCCAGCACAGCCTGCTTGCCGTCATTCAGCAGAACATCGTTGAAGTCCTTGCGCCTGGGCAAGACATATTCAATCCCAAGTTCCTTGTGTATTTTTTTGGCCGCAGCGATGCCAACCTCATCATTGTCCGCCGCAACCGTGAGTTGGATGTCAGGCCGAACTTCTTGAATCGAGCGGATCGCCTCGATCATGTTGGAAGCCGACAGCCCGAAGATCGCAGCCTTGCCGGTGGCCTCGGACAGCGTTGCTGCATCCGCCCACCCTTCGGTGACATAGGCATGATCGCCCAGTATTCCGCCGACCACGCCAAACGCGCCTTTGCTTTCCATCCCCGGCGTGAATCGCTTTGTGCCATCTGCTGCAATCGTTTGATGGCCGATCAGTTGACGCTCGGCGTTGTAGATCGGGATCTTGACCTTGCCATCGATCAGTTCAGCACCGTTCAGGCCGATCTTCTTGCGCTGGTGATAGGCTTGGACGCTCAGAAACGGTGAAACCGACCCTGTGAGGCTCTGAGAGCCGTTTTGAGCCGTTTTCTCAGGCCAGAGGCCGTGATCCCGCAACGCCTCTGTGATCGCCTTGAAATCCTCGCACTGACGGCAATGCACGACCACGCGACCGTCAGAGTTCTTGATCCAGAAACGGTCATGGCCGCCGCAGTTCGGGCAAGCACCGTGATATTCGCCATTGCTGGTCTTTTTCAGACCCATGCCGGCGATGATTTGACCGCTCCACTCATCCCAAAAAACTGTTGGAAAATCAGTCACATTTGATACAATCATGTTTCTTCTTTTGGTGGATTGTTTGTAGTTCGCCCCGGTCAGATTCCTACCCTGACCGGGGCTTTTTTATGGCCTAGAAAGGCACATCATCTCCCATGTCCCAATCAATCGGCTTGCCCTGCGTCGGAACAGCCGTCATTTCTCCCGGCGCGATCTTACCTTGACTCGTGGCTTGACCAATGCCGATGGATTGACCAATTGAATCCCCACCGAACGGACTGGCGGATTGGCTGCTGAATCCATCGGTGGGCTGAAAGGGATTGCTGCCCTCCATCGGTTCGGCGAGTTCGATCACCTGCACCGCGCGCAGTCTGAGCGAGATCCCATTGACCGCGCCCGTGTTGAACGGAACAACCGTCACCGCCAGATTGATCTTGCTCCCAGTGGTCAGACGGAAATCATCGCCCAGCTTGGCGTTCTTCGCATCGTACTGTGCCGGCGGTCTGGTCTTTTCGCCAGAATAGGCCGCCTTCAGCTTCGCCTTGCCGATGATGAGGCCGGTGGTCTCGTCGGTCTTGTACGGCAGATTCGTCGGCTTTTCCGGCCATTTGCGCTTTGTGTCGCCGGCAGAAGCATTCGCCCATGCCTGCATTGCGACCTTGTGCAGCTCCATCGCCTGCGTCTTGTCCATGACAAACGACAGATCGAAGGCAGCACCTTCTTCCAGCGCGTCACACGGTACAGAACGCATTTCCACAGAGTCGAAACGATAAGGCCGGTCAAGGCGCGGATAGCGAGCCTCGACATTCATGATGGTGTATTGCATTGCAATTCTCCGAAAGTGCGGCAAACCCTGCCGCTAGGAACCGGCAAAACGCCGGGGGGCCGACTCTACCGCAAAGGCACGGCAGGATTCAAGCGGGCTTACATAAAAAAACCCGACCGAAGTCGGGCAAGACCACCAGAGGAGGTTGGTATTCAGTTCGGCGGCGTGATGAGTTGCTCGATGTCCGACAGACGATTCGTGCGCCAAGCAAGGCGGATGATCCGATCTTCCTGCCGCTCAGACAGGCGATCCGGCCATTGATAGACCGCCTGCTGACTGATCCCCAGTTCGCGGGCCAGCGTCGGGGTTCCGCCGAAGATTTCGATGATCGTGTTCTTGTCCATGCCGCGCATTGTGGGGGATGGAAATTTTTTTTTCAAGCTAGCTTGACAATCCATTGTAAGCGGGCTTACAGTTCACTCATCGGGCAGCGCGGTGCTTCCCGACCTTACCGCAAGCAAGGAAATAGACATGACAAACTTCATCGTATTCTTCGACACCAACAACCACGAAGATGGCTTCGACCACACCTACATCGATGCCAACACTGATCTTGAAGCAGAACGCATCGCAAAAGAGCGTTTCCCGCATGGCTCAAAATTCATGGCCCTGACAGGCCCACAATATGACGAATGGGTTGAGCAACAGATCATCAAGACCGAAGCCGAATACAACATCTAACCAACCCGGCCCCTTCGGGGGCCGCCTTACCGCAAGCAAGGAGTCCAACATGAGAAAAGCACACTATTACTTCATCGCAATCAGCGAATGGCTGTCTGGCCGTAGCTGGTACGCCGCCAAGCGCATCGCAACCGGGGAGAGCCGTTATGTCCGCATCTAACATTCACGACAACATCTTCCAGTTGTTCACAGGCGAGCGTTCCTACCGGATGGCTCCCAAGTCAGCCGAGGAGAAGTTCCTCGACCGGCTTCAGTCGCATGACGATATTTCCGACAAGATCAAGGTCAGCGATATGCTCTGGCATTCCCTCGATATGCCCTACCACATCACCGGGGCCGATCTCGAATCTGCCAAGGCAGCCATTGCGGAGGCCATCATCAAGAATGACCCGCTCGCGCTGGGCAAGATCATCATGTACTACGCGGCCCCTGCGCTGCTGAACTCCATCGAGAAGGAAGGCAAACAATGACTGAGCAAGAATACCGCGCGCATCCTGCGCTGAATGCGTCCTACCTCAAGAATGTCCTCGCGCATTCGGTCAAGTACGCAGACTGGTGCAATCGAGAGTTCCAGCCCACCCCTGCCATGCAGCTTGGAACCGCTGTACACAGCCGCGTGCTGCCCAATCAGGGCTTCTTCGATCAGTACGCCCTGTGCGACCTGCCGCGCAACACGAAAGCCGGCAAGGATCTTGCAGCAAGCATCGAGGAGGAAGGCAAGATCGCCCTGACCGGCGCACAGTGGAACACCATAGATGGCATCGCTCAGAGCATCGCCGGCAACCCTGAGATTGCTGAGTTCATGTATCAGGGCCAATGCGTGACCGAGCATCCGATTTTGTTCACGCATCCTGAAACCCAGCATGGCATGAAATCCCTGCTCGACCATGTCAACCTCGACAAGGCTGCGCTGATCGACCTCAAGACCACCTCGAATCTGATCGGCTACACCAAGGATTTCTGGGCCAGATATGTCGATCTCCAAATCGCGCAGTACCGCATGGCTGCCCTGTGCGAAGGCATCGAGATCCGCGAGTGTTACATCCTCGCAGTCGAAACCTCGCCGCCGTTCGAGGCGCAGATGTTCCTGATCGAGCCGGATGCCATTGCCATCGGTGAGATCCGCCTGCGCGAAGCGTTGGACAAATACGACCGCGCGCAGCAGACCGGCGAGACTGGCCTCGATACCTTCAATGTGATCGAGGCCCCGGCTTGGCTTGCTGCGAAGTACGCCAGCGAAGAATCACCATTTAAATAGTTCTCCCTTGCTTGCAACTGGTTGCCCCCGCCAGCGGAGAAAATGGGGGCTTTTTAATGAATTATTTATCTGTGTGTTCGGGGATCGAGGCTGCGACTTGTGCGTGGCATGATCTCGGCTGGACGCCTGAAGCCTTTTCAGAGATTGAGAAATTCCCAAGTGAGGTACTGGCGCATCATTACCCAGCCGTACCTAACCTTGGCGATATGACGAAATTCAAGGAGTGGAACATTGGATCAATCAACCTTCTCGTGGGAGGAACTCCCTGTCAATCCTTCTCAGTCGCAGGACTGCGCAAGGGAATGGATGACCCGCGTGGCAACTTGGCCCTCGTCTATCTTGCCATTGCTGACCGATTCAAGCCCAAGTGGTTGGTCTGGGAAAATGTCCCCGGCGTTCTGTCCAGCAACGGAGGAAGGGATTTTGGCTCCTTCCTCGGGGCGTTGGCTCAACTCGGGTATGGGTTCAGCTACCGAGTGCTTGACGCTCAATACTTCGGAGTGGCCCAGCGACGCCGCCGTGTGTTCGTTGTCGGATACCTTGGAGATTGGCGACCTGCCGCAGCGGTTTTATTTGAGTCCCAAAGCCTGCGCGGGGATTCTCCGCCGAGCCGAGAAACGCGGGAAGAAGTTGCCGGAACCCTTGGAGAGCGCACTTGTAGAAGTATCGGAGCGCAAGATGCCCAATGCGGACATTTAGTCGCCCCAACCCTGACAGCAAGCAATGATCCCAGCAGATCACCACAGTCTAGTGAAGTCACAAAACAAGTAGAGGCAGTCTTCTATGCTTCAAGCATGGCCGTTCGCCGCCCTGCCCCAACCGAATGCGAGCCAGCGGTAGCTGTTGATTCCTACAACTTGCGTGAAACAGGCGATATATCACAAACAATCAAAAGTCCGCAGGGTGGTGTGACCGAAAGTGTTGGAGCAGTTCGCGTCGGCATGGCAGTTCGCCGCCTTACCCCAACCGAATGCGAGCGTCTGCAAGGCTTCCCTGACGGTTATACAGACATCAAATCACCAACACCAGATGGCCCTCGATACAAGGCTCTCGGGAATAGCATGGCCGTTCCTGTGATGAAATGGATCGGTGAGCGCATACAAAAAATTGAGAAGTCACATTGAACCAACCAACCCTGCAAGGTTTCCGTCGTTCGCTGCAAGGCCGGATCAGCGTCGCACAGCGGGAAATCGCACGACAGAACAAGCGCAAAAATTATCGCGCCGAGTATGACCGGCTGATAGCATTGCAAATGATTGTTTTGCTTGACGAATACATCAAGAAGTCCGAAGGAGAGTTTGAATGAAATACATCCGCTGGTTGTGGGATCTGTTCCTCACACCGTTCTACCTGACCTTGATCGCCCTTGCCAGCGTGATCGTGTTGATCTCTGGTGGGCCGTATGAGTTCAAATCGTTCTGGAAACGCAACTGCTAAAGGAGCAAAGCATGGCAAAGAAAACAATCGAACAGAAAGCAGCTGAGGCTGGCCTCTCACCGGATTTAGTCAAACGACGTATGAAGCGTGGGATGCCTGAAAAGAAGGCGTTGACCATGCCCTACCAGGCGCAAAAGGCACACAAGAAGATCAAAGCCGATCTTCCTCCATTTGTTCAGATGCATCAAAACTCAACCATCAAGGCCGATCCTGAGCGAAAACCTGACTCGATGGAAAAGATCGACGCATACAGCGATGGCTTTATCTTGACCATCAGCATTGCTGCATTAGGCGCAGCAATCGCACTCATCATCTGGATGATCGACAAATGAACCCATTTGAAACCCTGCCAATGATGGCCCTGCGGCGTGAGTTGTCGAATGTGTGCAAGAAGATGATCGCCATCGCCAAGCAGCCGGGTGTGGCGAAAGGGATGGAATATTACGACACCGACCACCCAGAGTATCAGCGGCTCGCAAAGACCCGCGATTACCTGTGCAAGGCGATTAGGAAGGAGTGGAACCGATCTCGATTCGGGGCGTGACCACGACAGATGCATCCAGCGCGGCACGATCATCATGACCGGCGCGCTGGCATAGCACCAACTTTCCCTGCCGCTCTAGCACCTGCCACACCTCGCCTTTGAGCCAAAAGGATTCACCTTCGCTCAACTGGTCGAGGATCACCTCTTCGGGATCTTCACGCCAGAACCCGCAAGTCTTACTCACGCGGAACCCCGATGCAGACATCGTATCCGCGCAGGCATGGCGTTTTGTCCTTCACCGAAAAGAAACTCAACTGCGCCTTGGTCATGGTCAGCTTGCGAATATCTGCGCAGCCAGTCAGCCCGATCAGGAACAGAAAGATCAGGCAGACCAGCGACCACTGAAGGAAGGATTTGGTGTTCACGACTTGCCGAGGTAGAAACTGCCGGCAGCAAGGATCGAAATCTTCAGCCATTCAAAATGTACGATGGCATTCTCAAGGCGCACAAATTCGGTCACGGTCTTGGTTGTATCGATCAGGCCGAGGAAGTTGAAGCCTGTTTCCTGCTCGACCGGAACCACAATGTCCAGCCCGGTCAGGCCGCCCATCATTGCCCACGCGCCTAGACCGATCATGGACAGCACGAATATGCGGCGCGTCATCTTAGCGAATGGATCATTCCCGACACGCGCTGCGGCAGCATCAGCGGCTTTTGTGGCTCGATTCGACGCAGCATCAGATTCCTCGGTCTTTGCCTTCATCATGCCCATCATTAGTTCTTGCTGCTTGGCTTTGGCTTCTTGGGCTTTGTCAATCATCTTGAACACGCCGCCCATTGCAGCACCGCCGGCCATCGTTAGTAGTTCAACAGGGATCATTTGTCGTCCTCCTTCTTGGCGGCTGGCTTACTGAAACCGAAATAGGCTCCAACAATGGCCGCAATGGAAATGTAGTAAATGTTGGACATTTGAGCCAACAGATCGCTGGCCCTGCTCAATCCAAAGTATTCGGTAATGATGACGCTAAATGGGAACAGCAGCATCCCGCTCAGACTGAAATAGGACATCCGCCGCATTGCGTCACGACGGTTGTTTTCATCCTCTGCGGCTTCGCGCAGTCTTTTGATAT